TCGTTCAGCACGCCGCTGATCGACGCCGTGATCGCGCCGCACGCCCGCAAGGGCAAGCAGGTGTCGGTCGAGGGCCAGCTGCGCACCCGGCAGTGGGTGGACCAGGGCGGTGTCACCCGCTACACCACCGAGATCTTGATTGGCCCCCGCGGGTCCTTCCAGCTCCTGGGTACGCCCCGTCCGGCCGTCGGTCCGGCTGGCCCGTCCGGCTCCGAGGCTGAGAGCGAGCTGGTCGAGCACGACGACATCGAGATGCCCGAGACGCCGTCGGAGCGCGGCAACCGGGTGGCGGCGCGCGCTGCCGGCATGCCGGTGTCGCTCGACGACTGCCCGATCTGAGCAATGGGCGGAGCCCTGCGCGTGGCCGCGTCGCTGCTGATGGCGGCGCGGCCCTACCTGTTCCTGGTGTCGAACGTGGTCTCGCTGGCGATCACAGCCGGCGAGATCAGCCGCGGCATCTCCATGCTCAAATACTACCGCTCGAACGCCTGGCGGCCCGGCTCACGGCCGTCGCCGTGGCCCTCCAGCTACCGAGACACTGGCGGCAACGCCGCCAGGTCCCGGCCGCCCACCCCGTAACCCGTTGATTCATCGCCTGCACGTTCGCAGGCCGTGAGTTGCAGACCTGAAGGAGAGGACGCACGATGAGTGCTTCCCAGCCCATTCCCTTGCCCAAATTCCTGGCGCACCTGCAGCGCCTTGACAAGACCCAGCTGCGCTTCGTGGTCGAAGCCCTGCACGACGGGGCGGTCACCGCGCAGCACGAGGCGCTGGCGCACCCCGGCGATTCGGAGCCCTGCATGGCCCGGGTCACCGTGCTCAACGGCCTGTGGACCCGGCTGCTGGGCGACGTCAACGCCCGCATGGGCCACGCAGCGATGGCGGACTAGGAGGAACGATGACCGCATTCACTTATCTCGCGCCGGACCAGAAGCTCGAGCTCGCGCTCCAGCTTCGCCGCCGACTCACCGAAGCGACCTGGATCAAGGGCGACTACTACTGCCGGGCAACCGACGGCACGATCTGCCACTGTCTGATCGGCGCCGCCGCATTCATGTTCATAGCGACGCATGACGGCGATCCGACCGATATCGTCGGCAACTTCGAGACCGATGCCGGCGAGTTCATCGCCGCAGCCTGTCCTGAATTCCAGAGCCGGGGCACTCCGGGCTGCACCAGCAAGATCATCGACTGGAACGACAATCCGTTGCGCACCTGGGCCGAGGTCGATCGGGTCGTCAACCGGATCGTTGCCCACTACGAGGCCGAGCTCACGCGCTATCAGCGCAGCACCAAGTACGGCTTCGTGTGATGACGCTCATCTCGCGCGACCCGTTCGCACGCACGGAGCTCCACCGCGACAAGATCAGACCTGCGGAGGTGTCCTACGCCAAGCAGTCGTGCGACTGGTGCGGCAATGAGCGTCGCGATGGCTCGATGTTTCGCTATCAGATCGAGCACGACGGCGGGCGCGTCGAGCGTATCCGCGGGCGCTTCTGCTCCGTCGGCTGCATGCGTTCCTACCATGACTAGGCCGTGCGCCTGCGGCAGCGGCGAGCCGAGGCGAGCCCTGCACGACGCACGCGGCATCTTCTGCACCTACGTGTGCCGAAGTTGCGTCAAGCGGCGCCTGCAGGAGTTCGACGAGGAGATTTTCACCAACCCCAACTACCCGGCCGATGAGCCGATCGAGGACGAGTGATGTGCAGCACTGAGGACAAGCCCGCCAGGAGCTTCAAGCCCGAGTTCCAGACCGATGACACGGGCCGTTGGTACACCAACTCGACGCGCTTCGCGACCCAGGCCGAGGCCCACCAGGCCGCGTACTCCATTGCGATGCGCTGGGCCGCGGTGCGGGACTATCGCGCTGCGCCGAGCAACGATCCGGTCAACTACAAGATCGTCGATAACGCGCTCCAGGAGGTTCACTGATGGCCATCATCTACGGAGCCGGCGTCAAGGAGCTCTGCGCCAAGATCGCGGAGCGCCTGATCGCCTCGCTCGAAGCGGGCGTCGCCCCCTGGGTGTGCCCCTACGACCGGCACAACGGGCTGCCGTTCAACGTGTTCCGCCGCGTGCGCGCCGGGCACAAGAAGCCCTACACCGGCATCAACCGCGTGCTGCTCGAGCTCTGGATGTGGGAGAACGCCTGGATGAGCCCGGCGTTCATGACCATGACGCAGCTGCGCGAGCTCAACCCCGGCAAGGACCCCGACGGCCCGCGCATCAAGCGGGTCGACGGCGGCATCCCGCTGTCGCCCGACGACTGGCGCACGCACGGTCAGGAGCCCTGCAGCGTCGTCGTGTTCAAGCCCAAGGTGAAGAAGAAGCCCGACGGCGAGGAGGAGAGCAACTACTTCGGCCGAGTCTACTCGGTGTTCAACGTGGCGCAGCTCACCAACCTGCCGCCCGATATCGCCGAGGCGGCCCAGGTCTCGACGGCGCCGTTCAAGCCCGAATGCGTGCCGGCCGAGATCCTCACGATGATCGAGGAGCTCCGCCTGGTCGGCGGCGTCACCACCAGCCAGATCCCGTGCTACCGCCCGGCGCTGGATCAGATCGGCATGCCGCCGCGCAAGGCGTTCAGCGACAATGACGCCTATCTCGCGGTGCTCCTGCATGAGGCCGGACATGCCGCCGGCAATGCCGGCCGCGTCGGGCGTGAGCCGCGCGGCGAGAAGCGCAACGAGCGCATCGTGCAGTACGCGCGCGAGGAGCTCTGCGCCGAGATGACCAGCGCCATGAGCATGGCGGCGTTCGGCCTGCCGCAAACGCGCGAGCTGCAGCACGCCGCCTACCTCAACCACTACATCGAGGTGCTCAAGGCCGATCCGGCGATCCTGGTGTGGGCAGCGAGCCAGGCCGAGAAGCGCACGGCGTTCCTGGTCGAGAAGGCGAAGCTCAGGACCGAGCTCGTGGTGGCGGCGAAGGTCGCGGCGCACGCATGAGCCTCGCGACACGCGGCGAGGCCGACAGCGGGAAGCTGCTCGTCCTCAAGCGGCGGTCAAGCCGCGGCGAGTGGCCGCGCATCACGATCGCCAAGTGGCGCGACGGCGAGGTCGCGATGATGGTGACCGACGAGGCCGGCGAGGTCACGCGCGTGGAGCTCAACGACGCCGAGCGCGTCGCCCTGATCGACGCACTGTCGTGAAGGAGCTCGTGATCCGGCTCGACGTCGACGCCAACGGCGTCGTCACCAAGACGGTGATCGCACGCTGCACCAACCGCGAGCGCGCGCTCGCGCACGTCCACACCCTCAATACCCAGGCGGTCAGGCACGGCTGGTGGGCCGGCTACCGCCTGGCCGAGCCCGGCGAGGTCGTCGACACGAAGGCCCCGGCGGTGAGGCGACACTTAACCCGAGAGAAGGAGTCCGACGATGCCTGATGGAGGAATGAGACCGATGGAGGTCGAGAATATCCCCCTGCGCCACCTCAAGACCTGGCCCGGTCATGCCCGCAAGGGCACGCCCGTGGTCGACGATCTGGTGGCTTCGATCAAGGCCGAAGGGCTGCTGCAGCCGCTCGTGGTCGTGAAGGACCACAACGGCGAAGGCGGCTACTTCGTGATCGCTGGCAATCGCCGGCTCGAAGCTCTGCGAAAGCTCGCCGATCCGACGGTTGGCGCGCTGCCGCCGATTGCGTGCAACGTCCTGCCCGACGGCATCGACGACGACAAGCTGCTCGAGATCAGCCTCGCCGAGAACGCGGTGCGCCTCGACATGCACCCGATGGACGAGTGCGAAGCCTTCGCCAAGCTCGCCGGCGAAGGCAAGGACCTGCCGGGCATCGCGCGCGCGTTCGACGTCAGCGAGCGCTTCGTCAGGCAGCGCCTGGTGCTTGCCACGCTGCCCGAGAAGGCGCGCACCGCCTATCGCAAGGGCGAGATCGGCTACGACGGCGCCGTGGCGCTGGCGCGGCTGGGCGACCCCAAGCTGGTCGCCAAGGCGATGAAGATCGGCAAGGGCTGGAACGGCAACTACGAGCACGCCGCCGGCCAGCTCATGCGCGACGAGAAACGGTTCTACGTCGAGCATGCGCGGTTCCCGACGGCGGTGAACTACAAGACCGCCGAGGATTTGTTCGACGTCGACGACAAGGGCCAGCCGGCCGGTCCCTACTTCATCAAGTATCGCGAGGCCATGACGGAGCAGTCGGCGTGGCTGAGCCAGCGCATGCTCGCGCTCGCCAAGAACGACAGCTACGCCTTCGTCGACCTGCGGCCGGAGCAGGGCTTCTATACCGCCTTCCGCCGCGCCGAGGCCGAGGAGACCAAGGGCGTCGGCATCGTGTGCTGGATCGAGCCCAGCGGCGAGGTGCGCGAGGAGCGCGCCGTGTCGCTCAAGAGCGAGCGCCAGCAGGAGGTCAAGAAGGCCAAGGAAGCTAAGAAGGCCGACGTCGCCAAGAAGGCCGCGAAGGGCGAGAAGGTCCATGCCGGCGAGGTCAGCAACGCCTTCGCCTACGACCTGCGCTACCTGCACCTTGTCGCCCTGATGCGCTATATGGCGGCGCACCCCGAGGTGTTCGCCGAGCGCGTCGAGACGCTCTGTGCGTTCAATACCGACCACGGCAGCGCCTTGCACGACGACGTGCGCAAGCTGCTGCACGGCGCGATCAAGGAGCTGCTCGACGAGGGCACTCTGGCCGCGAAGGTGGCGAGCCATATCGTCTCGGACCGTGGCGCCAATGCCTACAAGGCGCTAGCGAAGGAGCTCGACCTGGGCGCGATCGAGTGGCCCAAGATGATGCTCGCGCGGCTGCCGCGCGTGATGCTTGACGCCGAGGCCAAGGCGCTCAAGCTGCAGGTCCGCGGCGAGAAGTCGAAGACGGCGCTGATCGACCTGATCTGGAAGCACCGGCCCAAGGGCTGGGTGCCGCAATACGCGAGGCTCTGAGCCCTCGCGCACGGAGCGTACCGCGCGCTAGTCCTGCGCGCGGGAAAGGAGGGAGGACACCGGGGCGGTCGCCGTCCGTCCCGGTCCCTCTGATCAGGGTCTAGGGCAGCGCACGATGAACCTGCTTGCACACGCCGAATATGAGCCAGTCACTCCGATTGACCGGCTTCCATTCGGGGTTGGTGCTCTGGGGGATGAGGTAAGGCGGCGCGTATACCATCGGGCTGACGTCGTTGAAATTCAACCTCGTGCAAGCGACGATCTGCCCATGCGCTGGCGGCGCAAGCAGGTCGACCACGAGCTCGTCTCCGATCTGGATGCCGGCCGCATTCATGCTGTCGGTGGTTACGATCGCACCCACCCAGTGGCTGGGTGCATCGATGGACACCAGGGTCATGCTTCGCCGCCCATTGTCGCGAGGCGCGGCGAGTTTTCGGTCTCCCTCAGTCACGGCACGTAGCTCCCCTGCCCCATAAATCGGCAACTGCCGTGTCAACTTGAGCCGACTATCGGGCAATAACGGAGGCGGTTCACCCGCCGCCATGCCAAGCATCGCAAGCGTGTAGCTGTTCGGCACGTAGTGCTGTTTGGACACCCGTGTGATGTTCGTGGGCGAGGTCCTCGCCTCCCGCGCCCACTTCTCAGCCGACCACCCCTTGCGCCGCATCACGTCTTCCATCCATCGCGCGATGCGCCGACCGAGTTCTGACTTGTCTAAAATTTTCGTATCTTCAAGCTCCTGCATACATGCAGGCTAGCCCTAGTGGGCATGGGAGTCGAATCATATTTGCGTGGACTTGACTCGTCCTGCACGCTTGCAGCATCATGCCAGCTCATGATCCAGACCTATCTCGACCAGACGACCTGCCTCGCGACGAGTGCCGGCGTCGAATTCAAGCGGGCCGTGCTGCACGCCGGGATCTCCGACGCGCAGTACTATCGCTGGGCCAAGCGCTCGACCACGATGAGCGAGTCCAGCGCGCGGCGCATCTGCCGCTCGATCAAGCAGCTCGCAGCACGCGCCGCCAAGCGTGGATCAAACCATGTCCATGCCGCGGCAGGGTGATCCCTACTACCTGCTGGTCGACGAGTTCCGCCGTTGGCGGATGGCCCACAAGATTCCGCTGCGAGAATTGAGCCTGCGCATCGGCGTCTCCGACAGCCTGGCCTCGCGCTGGGAGTGCGACGATCGCCGCCCGGATCTCTATTTCGCGACCTTATGGGCGCAGGCGATAGGAACCCGCCTCACCATCGTCCCGCTCGCGCGCAAGCGACGCCCGCAATGTCCGGCGCAGCTGCTCCTCCCGTACTAGGGAAGCTCACCAAGCTCACGCGCGCCGGTCGCAGGCGGCGCGTGCTCGACGACGCCGTGTGGTTCGACAGCCAGGCCGAGCACCGACGCTACTGCGAGCTCAAGATCCTCTGCCGCATCGGCGAGATCGACACCCTGCAGGTCCACCAGTCGTTCGCGCTCGTGGTCGAGGGCGAGACGATCTGCATGTTCGAGCCCGATTTCTATTACCGCGATGTCGCTGCCGGCCAATGGGTCGTCGAGGACGTCAAGAGCCCGCGCACGCGCGTGCTGCCGGAGTACCGCATCAAGAAGCGATTGTTCGAGGTGCTCTACGGCCTGCCCGTGCGGGAGACCGTGGTCGGTAATCGAAGGCCCCGGCGGAAGCGTCGCTAAAAACTATCGGAGGTGAGCATGAAACAGGGTTGGCTTTGCCCATCCTGCGGGGCCGGCGTTGCGCCAGGCCAAGCCTACTGCGAGCACCCGGTGCGCGCCTCGGCGCTGCCGCCGGACTTTCCTGGCCCCGCCGAGCTCGAGCTCGCGGCGCTGCTCTACCCCAGCCTCGATGCGCAGCGCGAGCGGCTCAGGTTCAGGTCCTACTACCAGCACCAGGTCACCGCGCGCTGGCTGCATGTCTGGCAGCGCTGGCTCCAATCCGAGAGCGTCTGGTCCGCTAAAAATCCGAAGGCCCCGGCCGGTCGTCCGGCGTCCGGTCCGGCATCGGACGGTGCGCGCGTGCGGGTGTGGTTGCCCACCGCGCACGGCGGCCGGTTCGAGACCTGGCTGTTCCTGTGGCAATACCAGCAGCGTCTTGCGGCGGGGCAGGCCCCAGAGCTTGTGGACCCTGGCGAGCTTGCACGCCTGCAGCCCGCGGCAGCCCTGTCCGCTGCAGGATCGACTCGAGCGTGACTCGACATGCGCTGCAATCTTGCAGTATCGTATCTCCCAAGGGAGCAAACCTTATGGCCGACTCGCCGGTCGATCCCATCGTCTCCATCGAGTCGCTGCCGCCGGAGCGGCGGGCCGAGCTGATCAAGTTCCGCGACATGCTCATGCCCGTCATCGAGCAGGCAATCATCGAGGAAGGCATCCGGCCGAGCTCCATCGTCAACATGATGATCGCGGAAGCCGCACGCATCGTCGCGCGTTCGGCCAAAAACCGCGAGCAAGGCATCGCCATCGTCGAGCGCAGCTTCCGTCCGATGGTCGAGAGTTTTTACCTGGAAGTACGAGAGGTGCAGGGACATGGCTAGCACGGCGACCGAAGCGAAGAAGATCACGATCGGGGGCAGCGACGCGCGGCGCATCATGGCGGGCGAAGCGCTCGCCGTGTGGGAGGAGATGACCGGCCGGCGCCAGCGCGAGGATCTCTCGCTGTTCCTGCCCGCAATGATCGGCAAGGCGACCGAGGGCGTGAACCGCGCCTACTACCGCCACCGCACCAAGCGCACGGTCTACGACCCGCGTCCGACCAGCGGCGTCGAGGTCGGCTACAACGTCGTCGGCGAGGACCGGCTCGGCATCAGCTTGTGCTCGAAGTTCTACCCGTGGCTCGTCGGCCATGTCGACGGCCTGGTGCAGGATGTCGACTGGGGCGTGTTCGAGAGCAAGCACACCGGCGCCATCAGCGAGTGGAATCCGCCCGAGGCCGTGGTCGAGAAGAATTTCTGGCAGGGTGCCCACTACTGCCTGCTCACCGGCTTCGGCTGGGTCGATTTCTCGTGCCTCTACGGCCTGGGTGATTGGGCGACGTTTCGTGTCGTGCCGACCGAGGACCAGCTCACCCTGCTGCTGGGCCGGCTCAACCGCTTCGTGCGCGCGGTCAAGGAAGACAAGCCGCCCGAGGGCGCGAGCGTTGTGATCGAGGCGCCGCCGATCGACCCGCGGCGCGTCTACACCGAGGCCGAGGTGCGCCAGTGGCCGATCGCCAACGAGCTCGCCATGCATGCGGCCGAGATCGCGCAGTCGTGGACCGCGGCCGAGAAGTTCGACACCGCGATGGCAAGCCTCAAGTCGCTCGCGTTCCCCGAGGACCTCAAGTCGTTCGAGGCATTCGGCATTACGATGGCAATCGCCAAGAACGGCGCCAAGCGCGTGCGCCCCGCTGTGAAGGCCCCTGCGGGAGCTTTGGTTTAACCAGACTGGAAGGTGAGAGATGCAAGGCAAGACCAACGACGAGTTTCCCGGCGGTGCGCCGCCGGCCAAGCCCAGGGCGACGCGCGGCCGCGCTGCAGGCAACACACCGGTGACGCTGGTGTCGGACAGCGGCCAGCCGGCCGGACAGCCGGCCGAGGTGCAGGCTGTGGTAGCGGCGCCGAAGCCAAGCCTGCTGCAGCGCATGAGCGCGGTGCAGAGCGAGGTCGACTACATCCAGAAGGAGCGCAAGCAGGGCATGCGCTACACGATCGTGTCGCACGACGCCGTCACGGCGAAGGTGCGGCCGATCCTGGTCAAGCACGGCGTGTTCTATTTCCCGATGCGTTGCGCGCGCACGCAGATGGGCAACAGGACCGAGGTCGACATGACGACGCGCTTCGTCAACGTCGACGATGCCACAGACTTCATCGACGTGCAGACCAGCGGCTACGGGATCGACGACCAGGACAAGGGTCCGGGCAAGGCGATCAGCTACGCGGTCAAGTACGCGCTGCTCAAGGCGCTGGGCCTGGAGACGGGCGACGACCCCGATCTCGAGCAGGACGTGACGCTCAAGCCGGGACCGGCGGCGCAGGCCGGCGTCGCGCCAGGTGCTCCAATTGCCACAACCAACGGCAAGGGCACCGCTCATCCGCCGACACAGGCCGCGGCCGAGACGGCGGTCAAGCAGAAGGCCGCCGACGAGGAGTACGTCGAGGGGCTGGTGCTGCGCATGGCGAAGGCGACCACGCGCGATCATCTGCTCAAGCTGCACAACGAGACGCAGCCGCGCCGGGCCGAGATCGCCGAGCGCAACCCCGACGTCTACAAGGTCTACAACGACAGCATGAAGGAGCGTGCGTCGGAGATCGACGCCGCGAACCTGCAGGCTTAAGACGTGGACGAGCTCAGGCACCTGCGTGACCTGATGGCTGCTGCGGCGAAGGATGCGCGCCGCGCGCGGCATATCGAGGTCGTGGACACGCCAGAGGGATCTGGCGTGTCCGCGGCCGAGCTCGCCGACTTCCAGCAGCACATCAACGACACGATCGACTGGTTCTACGAGCAGCGTGCCGAGATGCGTTACGACAAGGGCACGATCCTGGTGGCGGCTGCCTTCGCGATCGGCATCGTGGCCGCACGCGAGTGCCCGCCGCTGGAGCTCGAGGAGTTCTGCAGGGGCATGTGCGAGCGCCTCATCAAGATCGCACGCAGCGTCAGGGAGTGCGAGAAGTGAACAAAGCCATCCTGTTCGGCAACGTGGGCAAGGACCCGGAGGTCCGCTCGCTCAACGACGGCACTAAGGCTGCCACGTTCTCGATGGCGACCAACGAGGTGTGGAAGGACAAGCAGAGCGGCGAGCGCAAGGAGCGCACCGAGTGGCATCGTATCGTGGCCTTCGGCCCGATTGCCGAGACCATCGCGCAGTACGTGCGCAAGGGCACCAAGCTGCTTGTCGAGGGCAAGGTGCAGACGCGCAAGTGGGTCGACCAGTCGGGCACCGAGCGCTTCACGACCGAGATCAAGATGGACCATATGAGCTTCGCCGGCAGCGCCGATCGCAACGAGCAGGACGTTGGTGGCCCGGCTGGCGATCGCGAACCCCAGCAACGCAAGCCACGTGCCGGCGTGTCGCACGGTTCGACGCTGGGCGACGACGAGATCCCCTGGTGAGCGCGCTGGTGATGGATGCCGGCGTCAGGTTCGGACCGGACCTGCCGCTGGTGATCCGCAAGCTCGACAGCGTGGAGCTGCTCGAGCAGAAGCTGCAACTTCTCAGAGCGCGCATGATGACTCATCCGCTCATGCTCGTCGCGAAGCCGCACCGTGAACCACAGAGAGAGGTGCAGGTGGCATGACGCTGGAGCAGCGCATCCGGGACATCACCGCGCAGATCGTCGAGCTCGAGGTGCCGGACGACGCGCCTCCTGGCGATCGCGAGGTGATCGCCGATCTCATGCGCATGCTCGACCTGGTGCAAGCACTGGTGCGGCTGATGGACGAGCGCAAGGGCAAGGGTCCGCGCACGCTGCCGCCCGTGGTGCGCAAGCGCATCGACCGCACCGCGGCTTACCTGAGGTACCTCATCGCATGACCGAAGATTGGCCGATCACGATCCAGCGCGCGTGCGAGCTGCTTCATTGCAGTAAGGATTGGCTCTACGACCACTTGCACATTGTCGGCATCGGCCGGAGAGTCGGCCGGCGCATTGTGTTTTTCGAGGAGGACTACTGCGCGCTGGTTGAGTCGTTCACAAAGGTGCAGGCATGCCGACAGAACTATTCCTCAGAGGCCGGGTCTACTACATCCGCGGCACGGTCGGTCCCCCTGACCGGTCCATCCGCGTATACAAGAGCACGGGAGCTCGCGCGCTCCATGTCGCCGAAGCTTTCCAAGCGCAGCTCGAAAAAACGATCTGGGACGAAATCACCTTCGGCAAGCGGGCTGTTGTCTCCTTTGCGGCCGGTGCCGCTTCCTATCTCGAGTTCGTCGAGCCCGCCCCCCAAGACGTCGACCGCGTCGATCGTCTCGTTGCCCACTTCGGACCGGACAAGAAGCTGAACGCGATCGACCAGCTCGCGGTCGAGGACGCTTGCAAGAAGCTGCTGGCGGCCGACGCCAGCAACGCGACCAAGATCCGCAACGTGTACACGCCGCTCACCGCGATCTTGACGCACTGCGCGGTGCGCAAGTTGTGCGACAAACCGGCGTTCCAGCGCCCGCCGGAGCCCAGGCCCGAGGCGCCGAAGTGGATCTTGCCCAGCGTCGCCAATGAGCTCGTCGCGGCCGCAGGCGATCATCTTAAGCCGATCATGGTGTTTGCCTTCTGCACGGGAGCGCGCGTCTCGGAGATGCTGGGCCTGGTGTGGGAGCGTGACGTCGACCTGCGCGCGAGCAAGGTCACGTTCCGTGGCACCAAGGGGGGACGCGACCGCACCTACGTCATGCCGCCGCGCGCAGTGGGGGCGCTCGAAGCGCTGCCGTCGCGCGAGGGCAATGTGTTTCGCCGGCCCGACGGCAAGCCCTACACGGCGAAGGAAGCCGAGGGCGGGCAGTTCAAGAAGGCGTGGCTCGTGGCGCTGCGCAAGGTCGGCCTGGCCGAGCAGGTGCTCGACGACGACGGCCTGCAACGGCGCATGGGCGACGGACGCCCGATCTGGCGTCCGCTGTTCACGCCGCATGGCATGCGGCACACCTGGGCCACATGGTATCAGGGAGTAATGCAAGACCCGATGCGGCTCATGGTTGTGGGCGGCTGGTCGCGTCTGAGCATGGTCGAGATTTATGCGCACCTGATGTCGAGCGAGCACATCGAGGACGCGATCGACTTCTGGGGCGCGCACCCGGAAAACAATTTTGGTGCAAAACCCGTGCAGCGGCTCCGGGTCATTGCAAGAAACGCCTATGAATAGCCCACTTCTCGCGTGTGACCATATCCTTGACATGGAAGGTGTCGTAGGTTCGATCCCTACAGTGCCCACCGAGATCGGCGAGGGAAGTCAACTAGTTACAGCGAGAGGCCGTTCTCGCTGCAGCGCGAGGGAGAGGCCAAAGCAGGCACGAATCGGGGGTGTTTTACCCCGAATCTGGTGCAAAATCCGTGCAGTCGAAACGGCCCGCTGTCGGGGAGAACAGCGGTGAACAGACCCAAGCATCTGCTCCACATATCTTTCCTCGTCGAGGACCGTGGGGCGCTCTGGCCCCTGCTGCGTGCGCTCGAAGCGCACCGGGCAGGCAACGTCGAAGTGCGGCCGGTTTCCGGCCCCGGCACCGACGCAGCCCTCGAAGCCCCGCCCCAGTCGCTCGCGCTCGCCGCGCCCGACATTCCCCATATCAAAGCTGCGCTCGTGCAGCCCGGATTCAGGCGCCACGGCGGCGGCAGACCGAACACGCGCAACGTCGTGCTCAACGCTATGAAGCCCGGAAAGTCGTACCGGCCGCCCGAGGTCGCGCAGGCGTGCGGCCTGACCTATAAGCAGGTAACCAACGCGCTCTACAATCTCGCGAAGGCGGGCGAGCTCCATAGACCCAGCATAGGCGTCTACGTCCTGGCGTCCGGCGTCAAGGCAGGCCGGCGATGAGCGAGCACGTCTTCAAGACCTATCGGTCCTACTCCTTCACGGACAAGGACCCGATCATCGACAGGCTGCGCACGGCCGTACAGGACAGCGGCCTCTCGTACGGCAAGGTCTCGGCCGAGAGCGACGTGTCGGTCAATTGCCTGCGCGAGTGGTTCGAGGGCAAGACCAGGCGGCCGCAATTCGCGACGGTCGCCGCGGTGTTCTCGGCGCTGGGCATGGACCTGCTACCCACCGCGCGCGGGAGCTCGAAGGTCGTGCGGCTTCGTGCCAAATCCGAGAACGGGAGAAAACGAGCATGAGACCAGCGCCTTGGGCGCATCTCGACCGATTCCGCATCCGGAAGGGCGAGCTCGGCAGCCCGCTCGGAGTACCCTACGGCGCCTTCATTCTGATCGACCGCGCCCAGCACCTCATGGTGATCGCGACCGACGGCCAGGACGAGCGCGGTCACACCGGCTGGGAGCATGTCAGCGTCTCGCTCCAGCGCCGCTGTCCCAACTGGCCCGAGATGTGCTCCGTCAAGGAGCTGTTCTGGATGCCCGAGGAAGCGGTGGTGCAGTATCACCCGCCGCGCTCCGACTACATCAGCGATCACCCCTTCACCCTTCACCTGTGGCGGCCGGTCGGGGTGACTGTACTGATGCCGCCGGCCTGGACGGTCGGGCGGCGCCCGGGCCAGACACAGGCCGACGTGCTTGCCGAGCATGATCGCGAGCGCCCGCCATGAGTCGGAGCATGGACGCAGCGATCTTGAACCTGAAGGCGCTGGCCGCACACCTCCGCAAGATGGAAGACACATTCGGCACGCAGAGCGACGAAGCGTTCAACGCGACTGACGTGCTGCTTGACGCCATCGACGCCCTCGTGCTTGCGGAGCACGACCGCGAGCAGCCGCCGGCTGCACCCTGATGCGCTGGCCCTGCGGCTGGGTCCACAAGTTCGGGCGTTGCCTGCGGCTCGACTGCCGCGAGCAAGGGCCGTGCGCCGGCTTCAACCAGGAGGATCGCATGGAAAAAATCTCACGCGAGGACTTCGACCGTGAGGTCGACAAGCTCGCCAAGCTAGCGACCGACAAGGGCCTGATCATCGAGGCCGGGTTTATCGGCTATCGCAAGTTTGTGATGGAGGCCGACGCCGGCCCCTTCCAGGTGCTCGAGACGCGGCGCGCGTTCTTTGCCGGCGCGCAGCACCTGTTCGGTTCGATCATGGGCATCCTCGATCCCGGCAGCGAGCCGACCGACGCCGATCTGGCCCGCATGGACAACATCGACCGCGAGCTCCGCCGCTTCGCCGACGAGATCAGGACCTTCACTCGCAAGAAGATGACCTGATGACCGAGACGATCACGATGACGGTAAGCGAGATCGCCGCGAAGATCTCCAAGCCCAACGGCCTGGGCCGGCACTGCGGCTCCTGTACGCTGTGCTGCAAGCTGTTGCCGGTGCAGGAGGGCGTCAAATACGAGGGCGGGCGGCTACTCAAGACCGACCTGGGCGAGCAGTTCAACGCGCTGCTGCCCAAGTTCGTGAAGGCGGCCAACACGCGCTGCCAGCACCAGTGCGTCAAGGGCTGCAGGATCTACAAGCGCCGGCCGTTCGCCTGCCGGGTGTTCTCGTGCCGCTGGCTTACCGGCGAGGATACCGAGAAGCTGCGCCGGCCCGACCGCACCGGCTACGTGATCGACATGACCGACGACGTCGTGCTGATCGACGACGTGCAGACCCGCGTGGTGCAAATCTGGGTGGCCCCGGAGCGCGAGCACGACTGGCGCCGCGACGCCGAGCTCCTGGCCTTCTGCTCGCGACGGCTCTCGGAAGGCATCGCCACCATCGTGCGCTATGGTGTGAGCGATGCCCAGGTGCTGTGGCGCACTTCGGACGGCGAGATCGTGCTCAGCGAGCGCCACCCGGCGACAACGCGCGAGGAGCTCGAGGTCGCCCTAGCCGCGAATGGGCCAGCCAAAGGTCTGCCAGCCCAGCAGGAAGATCAGCACGAACAGCACCAGGTCGCCGCCCCAGACCCAGGGCGTGCCGATCACGCCGCGGCGGCTGTACACGCCGAAGATCAGCCAGAGCAGCATCAGCAGCCAGAAGATGAAGCCGACGGTCATGGGGCACCCTCCTCAAAACCGCGCCAGGACTCGCTACAGCGCGCCTGACGCGCCAGCCGGCCGGACAGCCGGCCGGAATCCTCAACGCTTACGCTGACCCCCGAGGGCCTCGAAATTGCCCCTATCTGGTGAGCAGGGACACCGCGAGCGAGACCGCGGCGGCGATCACCGCGCTGAGCAGGGCCGCCATCAGCCGCATGACCCGCCAGCGGCCGTCGCAGAGCGTGACGTGGCCGTTGAGCTCGCCCTTCAAAGCGGTCACCTGGATCTCGAGGGCGCGCAGGCGCTCGAGATCGTAATTCACGGCCGTGCCAGGATTGCCGCGGGATCGGCGCTGGCCTGCTGGATGAGCCCGACGACCAGCGGATCGTCGTTCCACACCCGATAGCGTGCCGCCCACAGCTCGCGCGTGAGTTGGTTGCTGTCGTCGAGCACGTCCATGAAGGCGCCGAAGCGATGCACCGCCTCGAGCCGCTCGATCACGACCTGGCGGTCGATCAGCCAGCGTGTCGGCAAGGGTTCGGGCGGCGGCGGCGGCGGCGGCGGCGGCGGCGGCACCGTCACGGGTGCGCTGCCCGGTGGATAGGGCACGGTCGGCGGATCGGTCTGCGCCGCCGGATCGTGCGCGGCGTACACCGTCGCCACCGCGTCGCGCGTCGCCTGCGGCACGTCGGCATTGAAAGCGAAGTTGCCGTCGAAGATGCTCCAGCTCCAACCGTTCATGTCAATGCCGGCCGCGCGGCACTCGTCGACGAACGTCGGGCCGATCTTCCACTCAGCCATGCTCACACACTCGCGATAAGGGTTTGTATTCCGTACCAAGTGCCGACGCCACCGCTCACGTAGACATAGGGCACGCAGTTACGCCAGCCAGCGACGGGCATCACTGCCTGTGACACAACTTGTGGCACCGTGTAGTTGGCGCCGCCGCAATGCGCGATACAGGCCCCGCCCGATGCTGCCCCGTCAATGAAACTGTTAATGATGTTTGCCGTAACGCCACCATTGTTGCTGCAATAGCCACTGATCATCACCTCGACTGTCTCGTCGCCCCATGTCAGCGTGTATTGCGAGCCCGCGCTCAGGATGACAGGCACCGTTGAATTGCTCTGCGTGCCGCTCCAGCCGATCTGGATCGAGCGCCTTTGCCGGTTCCAGTACGAGATGACGCCAAAGTGCTGCGCCGTCATCAAGAACGCGCCGTATCCGACAACGACCATGCCGACGAGCGTCAATGAGGGGTTGGCCCCATACACATAATTGCCATCGCGCGCGTCGATAGCCGGAGCCGTCGGATCGGCAACTAGCGCAATCGCGCCAGCGCTCATGTAGGCGTAGACATAGAAGATCGTGCCGGCCGGTCCCCATCCGGCGTTGTAGGCTAGATCGACGCCCGCCGCCGGGATCGTGCGCAACTGCGCGTCGATGGTGATCTGGTTGCCGCCGAAGCGCAGCAACCGGCATGTGGTCGTGTTGATGTAATCGAAGCGGCAATCGTGGCGCACCGGGCCGCCGAGTAACTTGCCGGCCAACGTCGCCGGCGTCACCGCCTTAAGGGCATCGGTGCCGGTATTGACCTCGGCCTGGGTCGCGAGCTGCACTGCGCCGACATAGGTGGAGCCCGCGGGCTGCTTCAGCGCGTCGAAAGCGGCGAGCGCTGTAATCTGGCCGGTGCCGCCCTCGCCGATGACCACGGGAATGGCCGGGCTGACCTTCACCTTGGTGAAGTCGATCGGCGTGGTGTCGAGAACGCCGCCGGCATTCGAGGTGCAGAGCCAGACTGTGTCCTGGTTGACCGTGCCTTCCTGGATTGTGACCAAGCTGCCCGGGCATTCGTCGTAGGTGTCGAAGTCGGCCGCGCGCAGCGAGGTGGTCGCGACGCCGACGAGATAGACGCCGTTCTGGGCGTGGTTGGTCTGGTCCTTGAACAGCACGCGATCGCTCACGGCGAGTACGACACCGTCGAGGGTGCTGCCGCCAATAACCGAGCTGATGAGAAGGTTCGCCGTGCTCGCAACGCGCACCGTGCTGCGCTTGTTGACGCCGAAAGCAAGATTGTCGGCGTAGTTCTTGGTCGCCACGTCGAACGGGTTTACCGGCATTGGCATGCCGGTGATGGCGCCGCCGGTGATGCTCACCGCGTTGGCGTTCTGCGTCGACATGGTGCCGAGGCCGGGCACCGCGACGGCGACGCCGGTGATCGTGCCGCCGGTGATGTTCACTGCATTGCTGTTCTGGGTCGCCATCGTGCCGAGGCCGAGCGTCGTGCGCGTGCCGGGCGCATCGGCCTGGGCATGGAGCGTGCGGCCGAAGGGCGTCGACGGCGACAGGGCAAACGTGTCGGCACCGATCGCGACGATGATGCTCTGCCCGCTCGAGGTATCGAGCGCCGCCAGAGCGCTCAATGTCGCATCGAGCGGCTGGGCTGCGATCTCGGTGCGCACCTGCGTCGGCGCGATGAGCTCCATGCCCGTCGCGGCGACGTTGACGCGCGGGAAGAAGCCCGCGACGAGGCCCAGCGGCGGCGAGTTCGGCGGCAGGATGAAGGCGCGGTCGACGCGCTCGTCGACCTGCTGGATCATCGCGACGTGCTTGTCGAGCGTGGTGTTGAGCGTCTGCCGATTGAAGCTGCCGGCGACCGGGAAATCCGACACGCGCTCGAGCGGGATGTTGCGCTGAACCGTGACCGTGGTGTTGCTCAGCGGGCTGACCGCGGTGATGGAGCCGCCCTCGAAGCCGCCCTCCTTGCCGGGATTGCCGGTCACCGTGTAGTTGACGCCCTCGGTCTGCAACGCCGAGCCGTAGTAGACGTCGATATCGCCCGTCGCGAAGAACGTGAAATTGAATGCCCACGGTCCGGTGGTGGGCGTGGCGCCGACAGTGAACTGAACGCGGGTCGGATAGTCGGGGATGATGATGTGGGTCATGAGGAGCTCCTAGCGCACCGACGCCGCAGCCTGGGCGCTACCTGGTAGCGCCTGATCGGCCGGGAGCGGTGCGAGCGAGGGGCCGCTGCGGCGCGGGGGCGGTCGCGCGCGGCGGGTTTCGGCCTGGACCGGTGGTTCGCTCCGTCCCGCACCGGCGAGCATGCGTTCGAGGGCATCGAACGCGAAGTGCGTGTGTGTCACGTTGTTGAGCGGCAGCAGGCGCCGCGCATCGCGCGCCGTTTCCTTGCCCCAGCCCATCGTCGCGGTGCGGAAGGTGAGATCGGCCAGGTCGCGGGTGCGCGAGGCGACCGGACCCAGTGCGCGGATCATGCCGTCGCTCGACATCGCCATGCCCAGCGACATGCCGCCCGGCGGCGCTGTCGCCTCGCCGGCGAAGGCGGGGCCGTGGCGGGTGTCGAACATGCCGTAGCCGGCGTTGAATAGCTGGCCGAACCAGCCGGTCACGCCGGAACGGTCGATCGCGCGGTTGAGCGTCTCGCCGGCCGAGAGCTGGCGGTTGTCGCCAGTCGCCCAGCGGCGCAGCTGATCGGAGAGATAGCCGCCGCCGATCATGAGGGCTATGCCGGCGAGCAGGCGGCTGTCCTTCTCCTGCAGCGCCGGGATGAGCAGCTTCTGCATCACGGCCTGGCCGTAGGCGTGGAACATGCCCAAGGTCTGGCCCATCGGCCGCGACAGGTAGAGCGAGCGGCTGGGGCCGTCGGCCGACACGATCGCGTTGTCGACATCCTCGGCCATTGCGCGGCGGAAGGCGTCGCGCGCAGCGGCGTTCGACCAGCGCTCGGTGTTGGGCATGCGCATGGTGTCGCGCGAATTGCCGTGCAGACGCTCCTGGATGTTGATAAGCGCGGCCACTTCCGGATCAATACCAGAGCGCGCCAGTCGGGCGATTGCCTGAGGGTCATGCAGTGCGTCGATTTCGCGCTGGATGAACCTTGCTTTGTCCGGGTCACCAAGAAGCTCGTGCTCGATCCTGGTCGAATGCAGGCTCTCGGCATGCGAGACCTGACCCAGCTGATCAATTTCGGTGCCGATCGCGGTGCGGCGCGCTCTCCATGCCGTAATTTCCTGGGGCGTGGCGCGACGTCCCAGGGACCGGCCGTCAATCTTGACCCGTAGCTCCTCGGACTCCGCCATCAGGGCGCCACGCTGCTTGACCAGGGGCATGCGTACGGCAGCGCTTCCCACTTTCTCGACGTCCTCGAGAATGCGGCTGCCGATCACGGCCCCGGCCCAGCCCTTCATGAAGGCGGACCACGGGTTCATGCCGTTGACGTAGAA